GCATTTACGATGAAGATGGTTACGCCTTTTACCACGATGGCATGATGCGAAGCTCGTATAGCGAAGCTCGTTTAGCTGACCAAAAGGGTATCGGCATGTTCTTCAAGTTGATGGACTTCAACGGCAATGTTGTTGATGCCCGAATCGTAGATGGCAAATTCGGCAAAGTCTGGTGTGTTCAAAACAGCGATGGCAGCGTCAGTTGGGTCAATGTTAGTCAAGCTAAAGACGAAAAGCGTGAAGCTGCGTTTTACGAAAGCAAAGGCTACCGAGTCGCATGGGTTGAATACAAATCGTATTATCGAGGTGGCGTGAAGCAGATTCCAGACTCAGAGCCAATCTCAATCCAGTATGTAGGCGAATTGGAGTCACCGATTTACAGACAGGATAGCGAGTTTGCAGATGCCTAATAAAACCGCCGAGCAACTTCGAGATGAAGGTCTTGAGCTAGTAGAAACTAATGCCAACTCAGAATGGGCAACTCTCGTAATTGAGATAATCGAGGAACTCGCTCGTAGTCATTTCAAACTGACCAGCGATAATGTGTGGGAAGAACTTGAACGCTTTCCACACATCCAAACCCATCAGCCTTCAGCAATGGGAGCAATGTTCAAAAAAGCTCAAAAGCTCGGATACATTTCATCAACAGAAACATTTTTTATTTCAAAAAGACCATCATCTCATGCCCGACCAATTCGGGTTTGGGAATCAAACCTATAAGAAGGAAAACAAAATGGAGTGGACTAATCCACCAGCGGCTAAACGAGGTCGCAGTTCAAGCAAATGGACTGCTATTGCCGAACAGCTAAAAGCAAAACCCAACACATGGGCAAAGATTGGAACTGTAAAGTTCCCATCGCAAGGTTCAGTAATCGCAAAAACTCATGGACTAAAAGTCGTCACTCGCAAAACAGAAGGCGAGTTTTACGACCTATACGCAATGTTTGAGGTGAAGTAATGGAGCTACTAATAATCGGTGGCATTATCTTTTTTGGACTAATAGCCATAGGAATAGTCGCAGCATTTTTGATGGTCGTAGCTTTTGCGATTGATTCATACAAGGTCCAACAAAAAGCCGAAATTGATAACCGCACTTTTTGGGAACAGTTTGAAGATTAGCCTAAAAGCTTGCTCACCAAGTAAGCAATAATCGCTGACGGAAATGTTGTTAGCAAGGCAGCAACACCAGCTTGCTTCCACTTCCATTCTTCTAATCCACGAATGCGTTTCTCGTGGTCAGCAAAAGCTCGAAGCGTAAGTTGGACTTCTTGCAAAGCAAGTTTTATCTCGTTGAAATCAGATGAAACTTGCTTTTCAAGCTTGTCAAGTTTTTCGTAAGTGGTCGTCAAAGTGATTTTGACTGTTGGCTCTGGCTCACTCACTTTTTGATGCCAAATGTCGCATCATTAGGGTTGAGGTAACGGATGACAACTGGGATGACGGCAATCCAAATTGCGTTACTAACTGTTGCCCAATCCGCAGAAGTAAACTCAGTTGGTAGTTTTCCGATAGCAAAAACAGCAGTCAAAGTAGTCGCAAGAAAACTGCGCCCATACGATGCCAAAACAGATAAGTTCATTTTATGCCTTTCATTCCACAAATAGAATAATCAACAGCGACTATCAAATAAAAAAATACACGCCCATAAACGCTATTCTTTATTGTAAGCAGGTCGCCCAACACCCATAATGACTGAGTAGCTGCGCCAACGCACTTGAACAACTCCGCCATTGGCGTGACTTGCATCTGAGGTGTTGCCCTCAATGGTTTGTATCTGTTTAGCTTTAGGGTTATTGGCAATAACTAATCCAACATGGTCTTGGATGTTATCGCCGTTCCAATCAAAAAATGCTAGGTCGCCAGCTTTAGCTTCTGTTACAGGATGCCAAGCTTTTTTAGCTTTGAAGAATTTGATTCCAGCGCCACAAGAATTGAAACCTTTAGCGGTCTGCGCACCTTTGATAAGTTTGCCAGCGCCACTTTTATTTAGCACATAAGAAACAAAACAAGCGCACCAAGGTGAAAAGTTAGCACCATACCATTTACCAAAAATGTTGTTCTGATGAGCTGATTCAACATAGCCATTGAACTTCATGGCTGTTGCAATAGTTTTTTTGATAGATGCCATTAGACGCTCTCAATCGTTTCAATAATTGGCTCAGGGATGTTGCTAACCTGTCCAGCTAAAGTAGCCGCACAGCCACCACATTCGGCAGTTTCATCAAACCCATTGAGATTGTATTCAACCTCAAAGTTTGGACAACTTGAATTGTCGCATACAAATTTTTTCATGGTTACGCCACTTCGTAAAATGCTCGGAAACTTAGTTGGTTTCCTGACGCAATAGTGAAAACGCCAGCTGGACCAGTCCAAGAAACATAAGTTCCAGCAGAGTTCATAATGTAAAAAGCCAAGCTTGTTGCTCCATTGTTAGTTACAAGCATCGGATAATTGGTCGAAGCGTTGTAAATAGTTCCAAACCCACCGCCATACATAGCTGTTTTTATGTTTTTGCCAGAAGGAACTGTTATCGATGGCTGACTAGGGATAGCGCCACCTGTGCCAAAAGTAATCAAAAATTCAAGCAAAAGAGTTTTTCCAATTTGGGCGTAACGAGCAGTCATGACACCGCCAGTTCCTAATGTCAATCCGCTCAAAGTCGGCGTGTAAGAAGTCCAACCGCTTGCGTCAAAACTGTTATTCAAATCATCAGCGGTAAGGACATCACCTGCTGTCCAAAGTTTGTAAGCCATAGTTTATTTTCTCCTAATAAGATAAAACATTCGAATCTAACACACCAACAACATTGCTGTCTAGTCGGAATGGCTGATTTGCAAGCGAACCAAGTGACAAAGTTGTCATGTGGCGGTTATCTACAATTTCATGATTCACACCAATAACATTATAAAAAGCAACTTCTTGAGTAGCCATCCGCAAAGGCTGATAAGTCAAACGAATCATCGAACGGATGTCAATACCAAGAATTTGTTCCTTAGCCGCATTGCTAATTGCATCGGTTGCAATTGTAATAGATTCAACTCGAAGCTCTGGTCGAGAGTAAGAGGTGAGGTATGTTTTAGCAATCGCTAAAACAGAAGCGTCATCAATGTTGAGATAATCGCCATCCGCAAAAGTTCTAACTCCGTAAGCTGCTTGCAAAGCAGTATCTTCAGCGACTAATGTCGGTTGCATTGTAGAACCATCATTACGAATCAAAGAAATACGATTGAAAAGTCGCTCGCTTGAATAGCTGACTTGCATGTCCATAATAGGGATGTCTGAACCTGAAGCGTCAGACAAAGAGAGATAAGAAACAGTTGGGTTGATTGTGCCAACATAATCGGTCAAAACGCTAGTCGAAGCATTTGGCAGACCTGTCCAAGCAGTTGTGTAACGATGGTTTGATGGAGCAATCGGAACAAAAGTGCCGTCAAAATAAGAATTCAAAGTAGCGCCTGTTTCGGCTAAAACAGAATCTACATAAAACCCAGCAGAGTTGCCTGTTGCTGTGCTGAGATAAACAGTCCATCCGTTTACTCCACCAGTAGGGGTGCCTGTGACCGACAACCTTGTCCAAGTGTTTGCAGATACAAGAACTGTCGTTGTCGGGTTTACACCGCTAGGAGTAAACAAAACAGATAAAGTAATGTTTTGAGCAACGGTCGTGTAAACATACGCACTAAATCTGCCAGCAGAACTCCATCCGCCACCATCTGTGTAATTTATGTTGCAAGATTGACCGATGTAATCATAACCAACAGATAGAGCGTAACCTCCTGCTTGCCGAGGGCTAGAAACCCGAGAATAGTGAGGACCACTCGAACTTACTTGTTGCCAATAACTTGTGTCAGTTTCAAAGTTAGGATTTTTGCAATAATTCGTTCGAGTAGTCGAAACGCTCCAAGTTCTCGAAAGCCAAGTGCGGTCACGAAAAGTAGCTGTGCCATCTCGACTAACAAAAAAGTCACCCGATTCAGCTTTAGCAACCTGCTGAATGTATTGCAAAGTATTTGTGTTATCTGCAATCTCGTCAGTAGTTACCTGATTGTATCCAAAGTCAATGTCTGTTGCGTCATCCCAATTGACTTCAATTTTATTTAGAACACCTGAGATTCTCGGACCAATGTATTCTTGAACATTCAGGTATTCCAGCAAAGCTGTTTTAGACAAATTAGATAAACCATCGTAAGCGACAAGCGTTGCCACCGAATCATGGTTGCTGTTCATGAATTCGAAAGACCATGAATCTATAAACCCATAAAAAATAACTTGGTTATCGCTTGTTATCTTTACAGCGCCAGCAGGTTTGACCTCATCGCTAAAAAGACCACCATAAACTTGCCTCAAACTTGTCGAAGCATTAGCTGACCCTGACCACGAATAAGACACATTTGGTTCAAGCGCTGAGTAACCATCAAAATAATTTGTAAGAGTTGCAGATTTTTCTAAAAGCACAGCATCAACAAAAGCAACACCGCCAGCGGTTTCTCCTGAACCATTTTGGATTTTAGGTTCAATGTAAGTGACACCAGCTGGAATAGTCCAAGTTACAAACAATCTAATCCACGCTGATGTGTTGATTGTGTTGAATCCACCATCTTGAAAAGCAACTCTTGTTCCGCCTGATGAAACATCAAAACCTGAGATGGTTGCTTGCCATTGAGCTGTGCTTGTGGAGTTTTTTATGTAGTAACTAAAAGTGTAAGTTTCACCATTTACAACAGGTATTCGAGAGCTAGGGTAAGCAGATAAAAAAGATGCGCCTGAACCGTTTGTAAGTTGTGCTGATGCGCTACCTACACAGGCTGTCGATGTTGTTCGAGCAATCGACATTGTTCCAAGAGTTGTCCAGCCAGTTGTATTAGTTTCAAAGCTCGGATTAGTAATCAGATTAGTGCGAAGATAATTGTAAGTTGAGCCATCAAAATAATCGTTCAAAGTAGATGACTGCTCAAACATTGCAGCATCGTAACGAGTTTTTGAAGATGCCGCAGGTGCAGTAGTCGAACGAATCCTAAAGTCAGCTTTTATTGCGTTATTAGGGGCGATAGCAACGACACTCAATCTGCTCCACCCAGTAGTCAGAACACTCACAGATGGCGCTGTCGATGATGAGATGTAACCACCAAACGCATACCAGTCAATTGTTAGCGTATGAGGGCGAGCAGTTGTAACTTCTTTCACATACACACTTGCAGCATAAGATTGACCAGCAACAACAGTAACTTGCGGAGAATAAGGGTTTACCCAAGCATCGCCAGCAGAGCCAGTCCAAGTTGCCTCTAAGGAAGCTGTTCCCTTATAAAAATCAGATGTAACTCTTGCAATCGAAGCCAAGTTTGCTGACCAGCTAGTCGTATCAACTTCTAAACTCGGATTAGTAAAAAGGTTTGTTCTAGTCGAAGCTAAAGTTGTATAAGTCGGGTCAAACTCTCGAAAAGTATTAGACAGTTTTACAGAACAACTACCAGCGGCATAAACATCAAGTTCACGACTTGTGCCACGAGATACGCTCGCCTCACGAAAAAAAGAACTTACATCATTCCAAACATAAGCACCATTTAATTTGTTGTAAGCAATCTCAACAATCTCATTAGGTTTTCCCATTTATGGAGTTCTCCAGCTAGCAGTCGATTGGCGTTCATAAGTTTTGATAGCTTCAACAATAGCTTTACCAATCGAATTTTTATCGCCAACACCACCCGAAACTTGAAACGAAAAAGTAGTCTGATTAGTAGCAACAGCCCGACCAGTCGCCAACGCAGTATCACCCAACTGATTGTAAAGACTATTCAACTCAGGGATGTCACCGCCAGCGTTCAAGCTCTTAGCTAAAGCCAAACCCTCGACAGGTCCAGCAGCAATAATCTGATTCAACAACATTGGGTTCAAATTCTTTTGCGACAACCCAACAATCTCTGCACCAAACTCTTTAGCCTTATCAACAAGACGGCGAGCGTTCGCAATAACATTAGCGCTACTTCGACCCATCTTAGACACATCAAAACCACTCATAATCGACTGCTGAATACTTTGCATCGTATTCTTTACAACATCACCGACTTTAGCAATCCCAGCTGCCGTTTGAGCAAACTTAGATTCAAGACCAGTAATCGCCTTAGAACCGCCCTTGACAATCTGGCTATAAATCTTCTCCCAGCCCTCACCAGCTGAAACAACTTGATTAGCCAAATCTTCATTCAAACCCATAGAAATAAGTTTCAAACGAGCAGTTTGTTGCTTAGCTTCATTGCCCATTTTTTTGTAGAACTCAGCAACAGGATTCTTTTTAGCCTGAGCTTTGCTACCTGAGCCACCTTGAGTTTGACCGCCACCCACACCTAGCGTAGTCAAAGCAGGCACTCTGACAGATGATGCCGTAACAGCTTTTTCGCCAGCAATCTTGGCTTCACCGATAGCTTTACCTTGCTTGAAAGCTGCGGTAATAGAACTTTTTGGAAGTTTAGGAAGAGTTGCCTGCCCCATAGCGCTTAGAACAGAATTAATACCGTCAATAATTCCATTCAAGATAGGTTCAATGTAAGGGTATAACCAATCGATAAAGCCCTTGATGTCGGTCACTACTTTGGCAACAAACTCACCAACTTTTTGAATAATTGCGCCCAAAATTGGCACAAGAAATTTCAAAACAGGAATAAGCAACTTAAGAATAATCTGTGCAATCTTAGAAAGAATCGGCATCAAAGTCATAAACAAGTCAATGAACGGCGGAAGGATTGAAGTTACCAAAGATAAAATAGGCGGAATCAACGGCAACAACGCATCGACCAATTCAAAAACAATCGGGATAAGCGGAGTTACCGCATTGATTACGCTAATAAAAGCATCCATCAGCATCGGCATAGCATCCAAAGCTATTTGCACAACTGTGTCTAATACTGGACCAAGGCTCTGCCATAATCCCATAAGTGCATCAATAAACATTCCGATTGATGGCAATAATTTAGTAAAAGCATTAGCAATAAGAGTGCCAAGTTGAGTAAATACTGGCATCAGTTTTTGCACAGAAGAAAAAATTAGCTCCCAAGCTGGAAGTAACGCAGTCAAAATACTGCTCAAACTAGGCAAAAGCCCATTCACCAAAGTGGCAAGAGGGGCGGCTAGAGATGAAAATAAACTCAAAAGGGGAGCTAACAATGCAAGTAGCGGAGGTAAAATTGCTGACACAATGTTGGCAAAAACTTCAGCCAAAACTTTTAGAATGTCAAAAATCGGTTTCATGACAGGCTCAAGACCGCCCATCGCCAAAGTCACAGCTTCAATAACTGGATTCAACGCTTTGACCGCATCCGTCAGCAACGGACCAAGAACCTGAATAAGAGGAACAGCTGCCGCCGCTAACTTAGCCATCGCAGGAAGTAAAGCTCCACCCACATCTTTTTGCAAGTTTTGGAACAACGCAGAAGTTGTTTTAATTTGGTTGCCGTATGTATCGCCATACTTTACAAAGTCGCCCTGAGCGACACCCATCTGGTCCATGATAGATTTTTGGCGAACCATAATTTTTTGTTGTTGAGTAAGATTTTTACCAGTCTTACTAATACCCATCGCCATCGCTGCTTGACCGATACTATTCTCATCCAACAAAATGTTGAAACGGCGCAACGGTTCATACTCGCCACGCAAACCCTGCTGAATAGCCATCAAAGCAGACTCAGTTGGCAAGTCAAAAAACGAGCCTAAGTCACCAGCGGCTTGAACCATTTTGGTCGAAAAGTCTGACTGAGCATCGCCAGCAAGACCAGCAGATTTTGCGTAACCACCAAAAGACTTAGCAAAACGCAACGCACTATTTTCAGCAATACCAGCAGTAACCGCAGCATTTTTTGCAAAATCCTGCACCTTTTTTGCGCCATCGCCAAACATCTGATTGACACCCTCGAACTCAGCCTCAAAGTTCGATGCGCTTTGGATAGCACCTTTTAGAAACTGTTGCCCTTGAATGGCAACAAAACCGACAACAGCACCTTTTACAAGAGTTCCCAGTTTGAGAGCAGAACGACCAATCGAATCAAACGAACCCTTGACATGTTTTTCGGTTTGGTCTGAGCCTTGCTGTGCGCTTTTAGTAAAGTTCTCAGTAGCTTTACGAGCTGCATCCATACCAGCGGTATAAGAACCAATGTCGGCTTTTAGCCGAGCTGTGACATTGATTACTGATGACATGATTACCTCTTTTTACTAGCTTGACGAGCTTCTTCAGGCTCAATGATTGACAAAACTGCTAACCACTCAACCCACTCAGCGTTGCTCAGAGGCAAGAAGCTAGGCGAACCCTGCTCAAGTTCACGAACAGTTCTGCCTAGCCTCTCAGCAATTATGAACTTTGCTCGTCTTTCAGGGTTGAGGAAGATTTTTTTGCTGCGATGTCCACAGCTTCCTCACCAAGACCTGACAAACGCTGACCGACCTGAATCAAACGGTCAATAGCCGCAGCAGATTTTTGCTTTAGAGTTGGAATGTCAGCTTCCGTAAACAAACGCTCACCAGATTCAGGGTCATAAGCTGTGCCAACAAGAATGCCAGCGTTGAATGCTTTCACATTCGGCTCATTAGTCTGTCGGTCAAGAATCGAAGCCAAAAAGTCATCTTTAGCTCCAAGAGTAAAACCCTTTACAAGAATCTTGATGTTACCCCATTCAGGGATTTCAACAATCTCAGATGGTGTATCATTTTGAATAGCAAGAATTTGGTCACGAAGTGCCATGTGTAACTCCTATTAGAATGTGCCGATGGTGGTAGCTCCAGTTCGTTGTAGCTCCAAGCTCAACGATACCACATCACCAACAGGCGCACCGATTTCATAAGATGTCACGATAGCTGTGCCTGAAAACTTTTTTGCACCAGTAGCAGAACCCTGTGGACCAAAAACAAACTTTAGGCTAGCAAGAGTTCCAGCAACAAGAGCATCGATAGCGCCCTCGATAGTGGTTGCAGTAGTCTGGTCAAACAAGCCCTTGATGCTGATAGTCGCATCATTCTGACCTGTGATGTAAGTCTTGGCGTTGCTACCAAAAACAGAAGTTTCAGCAGTTTCAAGATTTAGTGAATAAGAAATCTCATTAGCGATTGAAGTCAAGCTAGTAAGAGTGCCAGCTGAGTTGTCCAGCTGAATGTAAGCGTTTCTACCATGAACGAATGCCATTTATTAGTTTCTCCTTGCGATGGAAATGGTTAGTGTGATTGAACCTGTGCCAGCGGTTAGCGTGGTGTTGGCTCGCAGGTAGCGGTTTACAGTTCCGCTAACAGCTAGGGTTTCACTTGTGGTAGTGGTTGCACCAACAGAAGCAAAAGTAATCAAGTCCACCCAAGTTGAGTTATCAACAGAATGTTGAACCTTGATAGTTGAGGCTGTGCTACGAGTGTTCACAGTCACATGCAAATTGGCAGTCGCACCCAAAGC